GTCAACATAGCCGAATCGTGGAATACTATATCCGGGTCTTTAACGTGGGAAACCGCGTTAGTCGTAGCATAAGGAGAAAACATGACTAATCCAACGAGTAATTTCGGCTGGCAAATGCCAACGAGCACCGATCTAGTTACCGACTTACCAGCTGATTTTGAGGTATTTGGTCAAGCGGTCGATACCGACTTCGCCGATCTATTAGGCGGCGCTAATGGTTATATTCTATCTAAGGCAAGCGCAACGGATTTAGATTTTGCGTGGATACCTAACGATCAGGGCGACATTACAGCCGTAAACGTAACCGCACCGATTACAGGGGGCGGCAGCGCTGGCGCTGTAACTATTGGCGTAAGCGCGGCTTCGACAGCAGCGGCGGGCGTCGTACAGCTTAGCGATTCAACATCGACGACATCGAGCGTTCTAGCGTCAACACCGACAGCTACTAAATCAGCTTACGACTTAGCAGCTGCCGCCGTACCTAAATCAACGGTTACAACAGCGGGCGACGTTATTTACGCGACTGGATCAGCTGCGGTTACACGTTTAGGAATTGGTACAGCTGGTCAAGTGTTAAAAGTTAACAGCGGTGCAACAGCTCCAGAGTGGGGAACAGCGACAGCGACGGCAACAAATAACGCAAGCGCGTTCGTAGCAACAAATCAAACGACCACATCAACGACCTATACAGGATTAGCAACAGCTTCAAGCGTTACAGTAACCACGGGAACTAAAGCCTTAGTTATTCTTACGTGTGAACTTGAAATGACATCGACCTCTGATCGAGCGTTTATGTCATACGCGGTTTCTGGAGCTACTACGATTGCTTCGTCCGACGCATTTGCTTTAAATATGAAAATAGCAGCGGCACAAACTATCGACGCTCACTCATACGCCTACATCGTGACAGGCTTAACAGCGGGGTCAAATACATTTACGACTCAATTCAGATCAGGATCAGGCGCAACAATTTATTTTGCAAATCGTCGAATTAGCGTAGTGGACATGGGGTCATAATGATAAAAGTAACTAAAGAAATAAATCTCTCTCAACTAGACGCTGAGTTAAACGGCAAAGGCTTAATTGCTTCCGTTGACGAAAATAAGGTAATTGACGCTGTGGGTTTAGCTGATAATAATGACGCAACCGAAGCGGAACTAGAAGCTGCAATTAAAGCGCACAGAGCTAATCCAATAGCACAGCCAACGATTGCCGAAAAATTGGCAAGTGTTGGATTATCTGTTGACGATCTTAAAGTAGCTCTCGGAATCTAAATGACTTTAACAAGCTATAACGGCTGGCCAGCTAGTAAAGATCAAGCCGAAATCGGAGTCAAGTCTTACGCAATACCCGGGACTTCGTTAAAGATTCGCTGCGCCGAAGCTGTTGCACCTCTGATCGTGGGATTCTGCAAAGAGTTTAACGAGCTAATCGAGCCGCTCGACGGTGGACAACTTGACGACTGGGGTTACGCGTTTCGCAACGTTCGCGGATCAACGGATCGGCTATCGAATCACGCGTCGGGAACAGCGATCGATCTAAATGCTACTAAGCACGTTCTCGGAAAGATCGGAACGTTTCCAGCTGAGAAAGTTCCAATGATTCGCGCACTAGCTAAGAAATACGGCTTATTCTGGGGCGGCGATTACAAGAATCGTCCGGACGAAATGCACTTTGAAATTAACGTGAGCCCAAAAAAAGTCTTAGAGCTAATCAAGGCTCTAGGGTTAGGAGAAAAATGAAAGAGCTAAAGGCTATCGCTGCTAGTTATGGACGTTCAGCTATTGCGGGCATGCTGGCTGTTTACATGACTGGCGAAACTGATCCCAAAAAATTAGCATGGGGACTATTTGCTGGGATCGTGCCAGTTTTAATGCGTTACTCGAATCCCAAAGACGTTTCGTTCGGGGCAAAGGCTAAGTGAACGCAAACGACTGGGCGGCTATGGGCGTGGCTACGGTCACGCTCTTAGTTGCATTTCTTACCGGCGTTAGGCACTTAGTCAAGTATTACCTAAGCGAGCTTAAGCCTAACTCCGGAGCGAGCGTCAAAGATCAGGTTTCGCGCCTTGAAAAACGGGTTGACGAAATTTACAGTTTGCTTATAAGCAATTCGACACGCCGTTAATTAGGCGTAAGGCTTGTAATTGTCAGACATTTAGTTCACCCTATAACTAGGGAGCGAATAAGTCGCACCCGGAATCGGGAGCTAAAATGTTTACAGTATTAGAAATGGCGGGAGCTGTATTACTCGCTAGCGTAGGCTGGTTTTTAGTCGGCTGGACTGTCGGCTTTAAAGAGGGCGTGAAAGACGGCTTTAATCGCGGTCGAGCAGCTGGCATGAGAGCAGCTACAGATTACGTTCGCAGCTTGTGATGGCAATACCACTAGAGGGCTACGAAACAGTAGCCGAACGAATCGAAAAGTATTGGAATCACTACCCAGCTGGGCGAATTGACGTCAAGATCATCTTTCAAGACGGAACTCGCTACATAATCCAGACAGACATTTATCGCGACATTAACGATCCGTTACCTTTTGCAACAGATTACGCCGAGGAAATCAGATCATCAGCTAACCGCTTTCCGCTAGAAAACGGATCAACGTCCGCGATCGGTAGAGCTTTACATACTGGGGGCTTAAGTAAGTTTAGCGAAAACAGTAATCGACCATCGCTTGAGGAAATGAAGCGGGTCGAGCGCCCAATAGTTAGCGCCCCTAAGCAAGAATTACCTAATGGCTCTTATGATCCGTGGACTGTGAATAACGTGATCGCTGAAGTCGCTGAGACTTTGACCGGAACTAAGTCATGCGCTCACGGAATAATGATTCGCAAAGAGGGAGTCGGTAAGACCGGCAAGCCTTACAAGGGCTGGGTATGTCCAGACAATGTTAGGACATGCGCGACATGGGAATAACAAAAATAACGCTTACGAAAGACGAGGAAATACAAGCTGCGGCAGCCGCTTTTATCTGTGAGTCTAAAGGCATTGAAAATTACTACTTTCATGACCAGTCAGCCCGAGGCAATATCCATGAATCAATACGGCGTACAGCTGAGGCGTTAGGTGCTGAGATAGCAGCGGCTCGATACTTCGGCATTACAGACTTTAAGCTCGAACTAAATAAGTTTAAGCTAAGAGCCGACATTGGCAATAGAATCGAAGTCAAGCATACGAAATGGATCGACGGACATCTAATCTTAAGGGAACGAGATCGAGTCGAGGACTTAGCAGTTCTTGTTTGCGGCGAAAGTCCTAATTACTGGATAAAGGGCTGGATACCGATTAGAGCAGCTAAGACAACCCGATTTAAGCATGACAAGGATAATTCGTGGTGGGTCAGTCAGCACAATTTAAATTCTATGTCTAATCTAAAGGAGTCTAATTATGGACAAATTGAAATTTGAGTGTAGGCGCTGTAAGCGCGAAACGCTCCAAGTAGAACGAATCGTCACCGACTTACTTCCGCCGGGCGTGAAGACGCTCGAGTGTACGGTTTGCGGCGTGATGGGCGTATGCCTAGTCGGGAGCGATAATGCCACAGCTTAATATCAAATGCGGCTGCGAAACAGCACCGGACATTAAAGTCATGGTGCTAACGGGCGTCGTACCTATTGCCCAAATCATTTGCCAGAATTGCGATTTCAGTTACGTTTCAGTAGGCGGCGAGGTAGTTCGTGCCTAGTTACCTGTATCGCTGCGATCAATGCGGCGGCGAGCTTGAGATGAACCACTCGATACCAAGTAACGGCGATTTATCGCCCCTTTGCTGTAGTTATCCCATGATCAGAGTATTTAGCGCACCAGCCGTAATCTTTAAAGGTACGGGCTGGGGAAAGGACAAGAAGTGAGCAATCCCGAAATGAGGACTATTCTCCAAGATTTACGTGAGGTCATAGCTAAGGAGATCGAACATAAGTTCAAGCCGCTTCACGTATGCCAGACATGCGACAACATAGCCGAGGGTGCTTTAGTCGAGCGAATCGTGTCAGCTATACGAGATGAGGACTAATGCCGTTCGACAATAAGCATTACTGGATCGGCTCAAGCACCTTTCTAGCCCTATGCTGTAATGAGATTATGTTTAAGTATCGCTGTCGCAAATGCGGCGAGGATATGGGCTGCTATTACTGTTCATTTAACTATGATGAAGCCCATGAGTGCGACTAATAGTTATCCACAGTTAAAGAAAGTTATCCACACCCTGTTGGAAACGCCCAAGATTGCGCTCATGATTGCGTTATCCTTGACTAGGTCGGTACGATCCACTCTCTCGACGAGAGCCCGACGACGGGCTAGCTCGCGGCGAGCCTTACTAACGGGCGTACTGTGTTTAGCGGTGGCTATACCGAGTCCTACATGGGCTGATACTCAATCATCTAAAGATAGATTTAAGTTATATCTACATAGTAGAGTCATTAAAGATAGTCAATATCAATGCGCTTATGCGCTATACATGGCGGAATCTAAGTTCGATAGTAGAGCTCAGAACGGATCACACTATGGAATACCACAGCTGCGTAACAAGAAGCTAAAGAACCTAGATGGTTACACCCAGATAGATTGGGGTATTAGATATACCAAGTCAAGATATGCCGGGGACTATTGCCTTGCATGGCAACACTTTAAAGACAAGGGGTGGCATTGATGGCTAGTGCTGTGGATAATGGTACGAGTAGTCGATGGTCAAAGATAAGACAAAGGATACTCAGGCGAGATAGTTATTGCTGTCAACAATGCGGACAGGATCAAGGCAAGCTGCACGTTGACCATATAGTGCCAAGGCGACTAGGTGGGACAGATAATGACGACAATTTGCAAGTATTGTGCCAAAAGTGCAATTTAAGCAAAGGTGGGCGTTTTTTTAGTATAGATAAAACAC